AACCATCAACTAGGCAAGGACTGATTGATTACTGTTTACGTCAACTTGGTGCTCCAGTGTTGGAAATCAACGTGGACGATGACCAAATTGATGACTTAGTTGATGATGCTATTCAATATTTCAATGAACGTCATTATGATGGTGTTGAAAAAATGTACCTCAAATACAAAATCACCGAAGATGATGTAAATAGAGGTAGAGCAAAAGGAACTTCTGGTACAGGTATTGTTGGAACTACTGCTACAGATACTTCCAATAGAACTTATAACTGGTATGAAACTGAAAACTATATTCAAGTTCCAGATTCTGTAATAGGAATTGAAAAAGTATTTAAATTTGATACTAGTTCCATCTCTGGTGGAATGTTCAGCATTAAGTATCAACTATTTCTAAACGACTTATATTATTTCAACTCTGTTGAACTGCTTCAGTATTCAATGGTCAAGTCATATCTTGAGGATATTGATCATCTGTTGACTACAGATAAGCAAATTAGATTTAATAAGAGACAAGATAGATTATATCTGGATATTGACTGGGGTTCACAACCGAAAGACGAATTTATTGTTCTTGAGTGCTACAGGGCACTTGATCCAGCAACATTCACCCAGATTTATAATGATAGTTTTATGAAACTATATCTTACTGCTCTCATCAAGAGGCAGTGGGGAAGAAATCTTAGTAAGTTTAAAGGAGTTAAACTTCCTGGTGGTCTTGAACTTAATGGAGGAGAAATTCTTCAACAAGCAGAATCAGAATTAGCAGATATCAGATCAAGAATGATGTCTGAGTTTGAATTACCACCCCTCGATTTTATTGGATAATGGCTCTTAATCCTTTCTTTTTACAAGGTACTGCAGGTGAACAGAGACTAGTCCAAGATCTGGTCAATGAGCATCTGAAATTTAATGGTGTAGAAGTATTATACATTCCCAGAAAATTTGTAAATACTAAGAATATTATCGAAGAGGTTCAAACTTCTAAGTTTGATGATAACTACTCAATTGAAGCATATATTAATAATTTTGATGGATATTCTGGTGCAGGAGATATTTTAACAAAATTTGGTGTAAGTGTAAGAGATGAACTTATGCTTACAATCTCCAAAGAGAGATTTGAAGAATTTATCGCTCCATTTTTGGCAGCAGAAGATGATGGAACTGGAACTGGTGAAATCATTTTATCAACTAGACCAAGAGAAGGAGACGTAATATACTTCCCATTAGGAGAGCGTTTATTTGAAGTTAAATACGTTGAGCACGAAGATCCTTTCTACCAGTTAGGTAAGAACTACGTTTATCAACTCAAATGTGAACTCTTTGAATATGAAAATGAGGTATTTGATACCTCTATTGAGACAGTTGATACTTCTGTTCAAGATCAAGGATTTATAACAACATTGAATTTGGTTGGTGTTGGAAGAACTGCTACTGCCGTTGCACAAATTAATGGAACAGTTCCTAGTGGATATATCAGCAAAATTCACTTGAACAATGATGGTTCTGGATTTACTTCCGTACCAAAAATTAATATTGCACCTTCACCAACAGGTCGGATTGGTGATAATGCTGAAGCAGTTGGTTTCTTAACTACTAAAGGTGATGTCACTTCTCTTGAGAAGATTCTTCTGATAAATGCTGGTGCAGGATATACAGTAGCACCAACCATTACAATTACAGGTGGTGGTGGAGCAGGTGCTGCAGCAACAGCATCCATTAGAACTACTGGTGCTGGCGTCATAAGAATTAATGTTATTGACGGTGGTGTTGGTTATAGCACTGCTCCAACAGTAACGATTAGTGGACCTCCAATCAGTTCAACACCTGTTGATGTTAATGTAGTAACAACTGTTGATGATAATTTCTCATATAATATTTCTGAGCAATTTGATTCGGAGATTATAACGTTTGATAGAGAATTAACATTCGATAAGAATTCATAAATAGAAGAAAGTATTTTTTACAATGGCACTATTAGGTATATCAACTGGAACTACACCAAATGATGGTACTGGCGATTCGTTGATTGTTGGTGCCGATAAGATTAATAAAAATTTTGAAGAAATTTATAATGCTATTGGAAATGGAACTACCATCTTTGCAGGTAGTCCAAATATGCAGGCTGGTATCATTACTGCATCAGCATTTTATGGTAATGGATCAAACCTAGAAGGTGTTGGTGCTGATGTAAGTATTCAAGATAATGGGACTGGAATTGGTACTGCAAGAGTTATCAATTTTGGAGATTATCTTGATGTATCTTCAATTACTTCAACAGGAATTTGTACAGTAACTTCCACATTTGTTGGTAGTAATCAACTTGGAGTAAGAACTGATGTCTCGCAGACAACAGGTTCAATTGCAGATGATGCAGCAGCAGATATTCAATTTGCTGGATTCAAATCATATACACTATACAAAGTTCAAACTTCTGCTGCTGCTTGGGTTACACTATATACAAGTCCGACAACAAGAACTGCAGATGCAAGTAGAAATATAAACACAGATCCAGCAAACGGTTCCGGTGTTATTGCTGAAGTTATTACAACTGGCGCACAAACTCAGTTAATTACTCCAGCAACTATTGGATTTAATGACGATAATCCTGTTACAACTACGATTTACGCTAAAGCAGTAAATAAGAGTGGGAGCACGCAAAATATTACAGTAACTCTAACTATCCTTCAATTAGAAACCTGATGGAAGAATATATTGTAGTCGTTAAAGATCATCAGTGTCTCCAATCACTATATGATGATTTAGAAACTTCTGGTGGAACATCCACAGTTCCAGAAAGATGTGTAGAATGTTGCAGAAGAAAACCTGCAAGTAGAAGTACGCATTATATGCTCAATCAAGAAGAAGTAGAAGTACTTCTAAATGATGATAGGGTAGAAGGTATTGATTGTAAAAGAGAATTAGATCAAGAGGTAAAAGTTTCATTCTATGAGCAACAATCAGATTTTTTTAATAAAGGAGCAGGAAACAATTCATCTCACATAAATTGGGGTCTATTGAGATGTACTGAGGGGCAAAATAGATATGCTTGGGGTGCTGATGGTATTCCATCACAATCAGGTATTGCAACTGTAACTCAGACTGGAAGAAATGTTGATGTTGTAATTATAGATACTATTATAGATGCAAATGATCCAGAGTTTGCAGTTAATTCTGATGGAACTGGTGGTTCTAGGGTAATTCAATATAATTGGTTTCAACATAATCCACAAGTTACTGGTGGTGCTGTTGGTACTTACGACTATGGTGTAATTCCAACAGAGAATCATGGTAATCATGTTGCAGGAACTGTTGCTGGAAACACTCAGGGTTGGGCAAGAGATGCTAATATCTACAACTTCAATCCATTCGGAGGAGATGGTGTAAATAACAACAATCCAGATCCAAGTGGAGCAGATACATTTGAATATATTTTACAGTTTCATTTAAATAAACCAGTCAATCCAAAAACTGGTAAACAGAATCCTACTATTATCAATAATAGTTGGGGAGCTCTACTTAGCAGATCACGACCACCGCAATCAGAAACCGATCCTAATAAAGTTGATTATATTGACCATCAGGGAACCAGAATTGAAGGACCACTGACAGATGCTCAGTTGGAACAATATGGTGTAATGGATTTTACAACAACTGGAGGAGCCTTTGGTGCAGGGGAAGTAAAGGTTGGTTCTTATAATTCCACTAATTCTAGTGGAACTGCAGCAATAGTAGATTGTTTGAATGCAGGTATACTCATTTTCAGTTCTGCAGGAAATTCAAGGTATAAAATAGTCAAGTCAGGTGATCCAGACTATAATAATTTTTATGGTGGTCATGCAGCATATAATAATAGTTATAGGAATGGTGTTGCATATCATAGAGGAAATTATGTAGCAACTAGTGGAACTACAATTATTGTTGGTGCAACAAACTCTGCAGTTGTTGATGCTAAAAGATCATTCAGTGATTGTGGACCTGCTGTTGGTGTATATGGACCAGGAACAAATATTCAGTCATCTGGATTGAATAGTGGTGTAGCAGATCCAAGAAATTCAAATTATAATAGACTAAAACTCAATGGGACCAGTATGTCTTGTCCGCAGGTTACTGGAGTAGTTGCTTGCCTCTTAGAAAGATACCCAGAAATAACTCAAGCATCTGGACAATCTGGATATGATGGTCCAAAGGTTTCAGGATCAAATGATGTTCAAGATTATGTTAATGAATATTGGAGTAAGGATCAACTACTTGATACTGGTGGAAGTTATACTGATGAAAACTCTTTGCAGGGAGGACCTAATGTATATTTGAAATTCCAAAGAGAAAGAGAATACAGTGGTCAAATGACACCTACCCATAAAATGTGGTTTGTTAGACCATCAAGTGGAAATATTTGGCCAAGGAAACCTCCAACTAGATATGAGAGATAAGATAAATAGTAAAAAAACTATTCGTCATAATGCCAGCAGGAAGAGAAAATAAATTTGCTAGAGCTAGGCATCATTTGAGATCCACTCATTTGTTGGAAGGTCCTACTAATAATACTTCTGGATACTTTACGATTGAACCAGATGAAGTTATTGTTACGCCTGCAGTTAGAGTTGAACTTGATTTAAATGCTGATGATCCATCACTTCTGGGAAAAGACACCTCAGGTCTTTTTGATGAAAATGGAGACCCATCAACTGAAATGCCTCCTGGAGATACTAGTTACATTCTAGGACCAATGGTTAGTGTTTACTTTCCAGATGGTGATTATAGTGCTATTGGATATATTCAAAAAGATACAAGAAAAGTAATTAACCTCGCTAGAATACCAGGAACAGTAAGTGGTTGGGGTATTGGTGGTAATGTTGAGGGATTTACGAGTTATAGTCAACTTACAGTAGAACAAGCTCTATGGTATAGAGATAAATTGATTAATGGAGATGTCTCAGACTATAGAGTTTTTTATGTTGGTGTTTTTGAACAAATAAATTCAGAAAATCCAAATAGGGACGTTACTGATCCCAGTGCTGGTGTAGATAAAGATGAATTTGATAGATGGATTGGGCAAATTATTAGTGCTGCTCGTGTTTTAGTACCAGAAATATCCAATGTAATTAAAGGTAAATTTGGTCCAGATCCAGATATACCCCCAGGTATTGCAAATCCATTTACTAATCCATCACAAGCACTGAAAGATGTTATCGACCTTATTGGGTATGGCAACAGTCAAGCCAGATCAGCTCTTCTTGGAATACCATCAAATATTCTAAATGATATTTTAAGCACTTCTATTAATAAAGAAGGAATTGCTGCAGGAATCAATATGGCGGGTAAGATAACAGGATTAGAGTCTGCCACAAACATGCTTAATGATTATAATGAATTTTTGGCAAATCCAAATGGACCTGGTTCTAGTCCAGATAATAGACTTGATGCAAGTAGTTCATTAAGCCCAACAGACTACACAAATCTTTCTAATGCTGTAAATACTCCAGAAATTAATAATCTAATTAGTGGTCTACAAAATGGTGAGTTTAGTGACGAAGTAGTTTCTGTTCCAGGTCTTGGTGAATTTACCGAAGCAGATATAAAAAAAGACACATTAAAAAATACAATTGAGAGGGCAGTAAATGATCAAATTTATAAGAGTGCGGGATTAGATAATAGTTTACACAATAATGTACAGGTTGATATTGATCAAACTATAGCAACTGGTAATATTGTTTTAACAAAAGAATACGTCTTTAGACCAGGTGGAAGTGTTGCACAGGCGGAAAGTAATCCAGTTGGAAAAGTTTTATCATCTATGGGTGTCCCTTTAGATACAGCAGGATCGGGAAATCCAATTATGACTTATGCAGGATTTGCTGCCGCCTCAGTTGGTTTAAGTAATGCGGAAAACCATGGTGGAGTATATAATGCACCAGGAATGTTTTATCAAGTAACATTGCCTATGGGTGGAAATATGGGAGAATCTAGATATTCATTTAAACCTACTATTAAAGAAAATAAGTATAAAAATTTGAAAAAACCATACATTCTTCCAGAAATAAAACAAGAAAAAATAAAGTATCGCCCTAAAGTTAATAAAACTGGTACAAGATCTGTTGGTGATGGTCTAATGAAGAAAGCAGAAGTTCCAACATCCTTCAAGAGACTTGAGGATACTATGTGGAAGAAGCAAGATCGCCATTGGAATGCGAGATACTCTCAAGAGAGAAAGAATATGATTCTGGATGCAGTAGGAACTTCAGATCACGCTTGGGAATATATTACAGATCGTAGTGCATCTGATAATGAGTCAAAAGTATATGAGAACTTTGGTCAGGGTATTAAAAATCAAATAGTGAGTAAGAAAAAAGTTGGAAACGACTATATTGTTAAAATGTATAATGAAGAAGGAAAATTAGAAACTTTAACACAATCAGTCTTAAATGAGCGTCTCCAAAGGGAGCATGAGTTAAACTGTAACATTAAAGAACAAGAGACTTTAGATGCATATAATGATCCTCTTGTAAGAAGAATTAAAAATAAATTAAGAACACAAATTGATTATGAGGATAAACCTGCTATCATGGGGTATCCAGATGAAAAACCAAAACAAATGAACCAGGGGTGGCATCCGGACTATGGTGATAGGCACGATTATTATAATAGATTAGATAGACATAGTGCAGATACTATGCAGAATGCTCCTACACAAGATCCAAAAATTGATATGAAGGTTCAAAAGCAAACTACCAGACAGAAGGCATTAAAAATTATTAATGATGTAAGAACTTCTAGAACACGGTATGCAAAGGCAACAAAGAAAAATAAATAGTTCGTTGGTAAACCAATAAAATGGCAAGAACAGTACCTGGATCGGGAGCAGTTATATCAGCAAATTTTAATTCCTCATATGGAATTGAATCGTTTACCATCTCAAATGGGGGAACTGGATACGCTTCAACAGATCCTCCACAAATATCAATAACAGGGACTACAGTACCAACTACTGCTGGATCTTTTTATCCAATCATAGTTAATGGTGAAATAACATCAATTAAAATTCTGTCTTCTGGTTCTGGATATATCCCATTAGTATCAGTAGCATCAACGGCAGTCGGTATTGCATCTATCACAAGAGTAGGAAACAACGAATTTACTGTTGGTAATGATATTGTTAGTGCTATCCTTCTTGAGGATCCTGGATTTGGATATAGTTCTCAACCAACTGTTACGATTGCAGATCCTGCAATTATTTCTGGTGCTTCAGGAAACTTCAGATTTAATGAGATTGTTAGAGGTGAAAGGTCTAGAGCTGAAGCAAGAGTAAGAGAGTGGGATAACGTAAATGCTCTCTTAAAAGTATCTCATGTTTCAATAGGTTCAACTATACCGATAGGATTCTTCCCAGGAGAAATGGTTGTCGGTACAGAGTCTGGCGCATCTTGGATGGTTCAGGTTTATTCGCATGATGATACATATGATAAATATACCGAGAATGATGAGTTTGAAACTCTTGGAGATAATCTCTTAGATTTCACTGAAACTAATCCGTTTGGGACATTTTAATGTTAGGAAATTATTATTATCACGAAATAATCAGAAAGACGATCATCGCATTTGGAACCTTATTCAATGATGTTCATGTTCGTCACACTGATCAGGCAGGAAATGCTGCTGGAGATTTAAAAGTCCCACTTGCATATGGTCCAAGTCAAAAATTCTTAGCAAGAATTACTCAACAGGCAGATTTGAATAAACCAATTCAAATTACAATGCCTAGAATGTCATTTGAAATGACTTCTATTGACTATGATCCATCTAGAAAGTCTAGTTTAGTTCAAACTTTTAAAACTTGTGATGATGGAAGTAAGGTAAAGAAAGTATTCATGCCTGTTCCATATAATATTGGATTTGAATTAAATATTCTGTCCAAATTAAACGATGATTCTCTTCAAATTTTAGAGCAAATTCTACCATATTTTCAACCACATTTTAACTTAACTATTGACTTAATTGAGTCGATTGGAGAAAAAAGAGATATTCCCATTATTCTTGAATCAGTCAATTTTCAAGACGACTATGAAGGAAACTTCGATACAAGAAGGGCACTGATTCACACTTTAAGATTTACAGCAAAAACATATCTGTTTGGTCACATTGCTGATAGTAGTGACGGACTTATTCGTAAGGTTCAGGTTGATATGTATAGCAGCACTGATCGTAAAACTGCTAAGCGCGAAATGCGTTACACAGTTACACCAACATCAAAGATTGATAGAAACGATGATGGTGTAATCAATTCTGCAGATCATCTTCTCCTCGAACCTGGAGATGACTTTGGATTTGATGAAGAATGGCAGTTCTTAGGAGACGGCAAATCTTATAGCCCAACTAGACAAACTGATATTTAATAACCATGAGCGATAATTATGAGTCCATTGACAACGCACTTGATATTGAAAGTAGCATTGTTGAATCAAAACCAATGAAACCTGTTCCTCCAAAAGAGGAAAAGACTGATATAAAGAAAGATTATGAATATACTCGTGCTAATTTATATTCTCTTATAGAAAAAGGTCAGGAAGCAATTAATGGTATTATGGAACTTGCTGGAGAAAGTGCAAGTCCCAGAGCATATGAAGTTGCTGGTCAATTAATTAAGTCAGTTGCAGATACTACCGATAAATTAGCAGACCTCCAGAAGAAACTAAAAGATATAGAAGAAGATACTACTAAAAAAGGTCCAAGCAATGTTACAAATAATGCATTGTTTGTCGGATCAACAAGTGAGTTATCGAAACTACTCAAACAAGGTTTTCTAAATAATACAGAAGATACTCCCAAATAATGGCGAAAAAATCCTGTAAAAAAGGATATTACTATTGTTACGCTTCTAAAAAGTGTAAGAAAATCCCTATGGGATATGTCGTTGGTATGGGTGGTTGGCTCCGTAAAGAAAAAGAAGAAGACGAAACTGAGGGTAAGAAAAAGAATGGGAATGGAAATGGTGCAAATGGCGATGGAAATGGGAATGGGGAGTCTGATGGGGGCTCTAATGGCGGAGGAGTATCGGAATCGTGGAGTGCAAAGTATAAAAAATCCATCGATTGTAATAATCCAAAAGGATTCTCTCAACGAGCACACTGCCAGGGTAGAAAGAAAGTGAATGAAGCAACAATGAGTTCTGCCCAAAAAAGAAAAGACACTATGCTGAAGAAAAAATATGATAAGTCTGATATGAAGCAGAATATGATCGATCAGTATGGTAAAGAAGAAGGTACCAAAATTTACTTTGCTACTATTCGTAAGCAGGCAATGAAAGAAGAAAAGAAAGGTGACCATGAAATTTCCATGGCACAATCTCAGTTAAAAAAATCTGAGCGTAATATTAAAAAGTTGAGAAAAGCACTCGGTACAAAAGAAAGAGATATTCCTGCCTGGGTACAAGCAAAAATCACAGATACGGAGCACAATACCGATGCCGCCGCTGGATATATGGAAGAAGGAAAACGTGATGGTAAGTCTGCTAAGTCCAAAGGTTACTCACTCCGCGACTGGTTTAAAGGTGGTGGTTGGGTTCAAGCAGGTGGTAAGTACGATGGAAAACCATGCGCTAGACAACCAGGACAAAAAACTAAACCATTTTGCCGTGATGCTGATGATCGAGCCAACATGAGTAAAAAAGAGAGAAGTAGAAGAGCAGCAAAAAAACGTAGAGAAGATCCAAATCCCGATAGAAAAGGAAAAGCAAAAATGGTAACCGACAACTATTCAAACTGGAGAAACGAACTTCAACTAGATGAAGGCATGGGTCTTGGTCTTGCTGCTGGTGCTGCTGCACTCGCTGCTGCGCCATATCTTGCTAAAAAGTTTTTAAAACCAAAGGTAGATAAAGTTATTGATAAAAAAAGAAAAACTGCTCCAATTGGTGGAGATAGAAGAGTTCCTCAACTGGAAGGACGTTATTCTGGTGGCGGTGGTCTGAGACCTGGTGATAGAATTAAAATGCTTGATGGAAGTTTGAAGTCCCTTAAAGACATTGATGCTAAGTTAAAAGAAAAAGGTACTAAAAAAGAAGAAGTTCAAATGGAAGGCAAGAAAGATGCTTGCTACCATAAGGTCAAGTCTCGTTATTCTGTTTGGCCAAGTGCATATGCATCTGGTGCATTAGTCAAGTGTCGTAAAGTTGGCGCTAAGAATTGGGGCAATAAAACCAAGAAAGAAGGTTATGAGTTCTCCAACTGGAGAGATGACTTTGAAGCAATGGAATTTGAGTCTGTAGATATCATCAAAGCAGAACCACTGAAACCAACTGATGGTATCGGTAGCAAAATGCTTGGTGAAGCAAAAAAGTGCTGGAAGGGTTACAAAAAAGTAGGAACCCAAAAACTCTTCGGTAAAACTTATAACCGTTGCGAAAAAATCAAAGAAGACTGGCAGAAGTCAAACCGTAAAGACGGTGTTGATGGTATGAGTCAGAAATCTGTTGATG